ATACGATCTCTGGATTCTTCACCGATGCGCGAACGGCAGTTGACAACGCCTGGAATACTGTCTCTGGCTTCTTCTCCGACATCTGGACGGGGATTACCAGCAATGAGACACTCACCAGTATCGGCACAACCATCTCCGGATTCTTCTCCGACGCGCGGACCGCCGTAGACACGGCGTGGAATACCGCCACCGGCTTCTTCTCCGACATCTGGACCGGGATCACCACCAACGAAACGCTGGTCGGAATCGGCTCAACCATCTCGGGACTCGTGAACAGCGCATGGGAAGGGATCACATCCTTCTTTGAAGGCGCAGGAATCACGGAATGGTTCACCACCAACGTGTGGGATAAGATAACCTCGGTCTTCTCCGGCGTGAAGGACTGGTTCACCACCATGGCTGGGGATATCTGGGATGGCCTGACCGGCGGACTGTCATCAACCGTTGAGGACGTGAAAACCAAAGTCACGGGTTTCTTTGAAAATGTCTGGGGCGGCGTGCTGAAGTTCTTTGGAATCGAGAGCCCGTCCACGCTTGCCGCCGGCGCCGGTGAGAACCTGCTGGAAGGCTTCTCGGAAGGCGCGGAGGCGAAGCAGGATGACGCGGGAACGCGCCTGTCCAATGTGTTCTCCGGTATCTACAATACCGCGAAGACCGTATGGGATAGCGTGACCGGCTGGCTGGCGAAGCTGTTCGGCTGGGGCGAGAACGAGGAGAGCGAATCCGCCAACGCTGAGTCCAAGGCCAGTGAAGCGGCAGGGAAGGTGGCAGATGGCGTCAGCGATGCGTTCACGAATGTGGAAACGTCGATTTCCGGTCCCATCGAGGGAGGCTGCGATGCAGGGGTGACAGCTTTTAATGGCTTGAAAACGGCCGCTGAAACGAGCGCCACCGGAATCACCACGGCTTTCACCACGATGCAGACCACGCTGGAGACGATCAAGACCAAGATGACCGAATACCAGCAGGCCATCAGCACAGCATGGCAGACGGCTTCATCGGATACGGACAAGCTGTGGGGACAGATCAAAACCACTGTCACGACAACGCTGACCGAGCTGTGCACAACCATCAGCACGAAGACGACCGAGATGAAGACCGCGATGTCTACGGTATGGACAGCCATCCAGTCCAGCACAGACTCGACAGTATCATCCCTGAAGAGCAGCATCGAGCAGAAGTGGTTGGGCCTGAAAAGCTCGCTGGAAAGCTCGATGTCTTCCATTCAAAGCAGCTTCTCCGAAAAGTGGGAATCCATCCGGTCGACCGTGGAGGAGAAGGCAAGTTCAATTCAGAACAACGCCGGCTCTGCTTTCCGGGATCTGAACCAAACGCTCGGCAGTATCACGGGGGATCTGAAATCTTCTGTTTCCAGCGCCTGGAATGACATGGCGAGCAACACTTCCAATGCCATGAGCAATCTGCAAAACACCGTGTCCAATGGCTTCAACTCCATGAAATACGCGGTGGAAGGCACGATGAGCGGCATGCAGTGGAACATTGAGAATACCATGCGCAACGCCACCTGGACAGTGCAAAACGCCATGAATTCCATTAGGAGTAGTACCAGCTTTTCTTGGAACCTGCCGTATCTCCCGATGCCACATATCTGGGTCACGGGCTATTGGAGCTTCGATCCACCCCGCGTCCCCAGCTTCGAGGTTCACTGGTACAAGGACGCTATGGAGAAGGGCGCGATTCTGAACAGCGCCACGATCTTTGGCATGATGAACGGCAAGCTCCTGGGAGGCGGGGAAGCCGGCAGCGAGACGATAGTCGGCACATCCAGCCTCATGGACATGATCCGGAATGCCGTCAGCGGCATGGCAAACATGCAGACGGTCAACTACGGAGGCGTGACGGTGAATGTCTATGCGAGCGAAGGTATGGATGTGAAGGCGCTGGCCGACGAGATCGAGGAGAGGATTAGCCTCAACATCATCAGACGGAGAGCGGGGTTTGCGTAACCACCATCTCCATCAACTATTTAGCGGTTACATGGCTGTATCTGTCTTTTAGGCCATGTAACCGTATTTCTGAGACATGATATCAACTGTAATTCTGAACCAGTGAAGGAGGTTCCATGGACGTCAAGTGTGAGCTGTATCATGATTCCTTTGAAAACGCACGTACTTATCAGATTCCCCGCGCAGATTGCATCATAGCCGATATCCCATATAATTTGGGGAAAAATTTCTACGCCAGTCGCCCTGACTGGTGGCAGGAAAATCGGGTTGAAAACGGTGAGAGCAATCTTGCCAACAAGGCTGCCTTTCATACAGATTTTGACTTCAACATCCCCAACTTCTTCGCCTTCTGCGCCAGGCTGTTAAGAAAAGAGCCAGGGAAGAATGAAGTAGGAGCACCGTGCATGATTTGCTTCTGTTCATGGGAGCAGATCCCAATAGTTACTGCCGAAGCGCAGAAGCACGGATTCAAGCATGCAACCCCGTTGATTTTCATAAAGCGAAATGCGGCGGGTGTGCTCAAGGCCAATCAGAAAGTGCTGACGGCGTGCGAATATGCCATCCTGCTGTACCGAGACAAACTTCCTAAATTTAGGAATGACCGTGGTCCGGACGGCAAGAAGCACATGATTCTGAATTGGTTTGAGTGGGAGAGAGATTCCAGAGATATCCCGCGAATTCATCCCACCCAGAAACCAATAAAGGTATTGAAGCAGCTCATCACGATCTTCACCGACCCCGGCGATGTGGTCATCGATCCATGTGCGGGGTCCGGCACCACCCTCCGCGCCGCCCGTGAACTGGGCCGCCACAGCTACGGTTTTGAATGCAGCCGAGAGTTTTATGAAAAGGCGACCACACAGATGCTGGAGCTTTGATACCACCAACATGCGAAGTATTTCATTTCCCCTGTGTCTGAATTGACAATTGCGGGGAGGAGAGGAGGCGCGCTTGACACACCTATTCATTTTCAACGGCAAATCCAGCCGGGATTTCATGGTGAACATCTCCGGCCAGGACACCTGGCGCAAGCCCGCGCCGATCATGGAGACGGTCTCTGTGCCCGGCCGCAACGGCCAGATCATGACCTTCACCGGCGCGTATGAGAACGCGGAGGTCACATACCACTGCGGTATCGCCAGGGAGTTTGATTCCAAGTACACGGCCTTCATCAACTGGCTGCTGGCAAATCCCGGATACCGTCGCCTGGAAGACAGCTATCACCCGGATGTGTTCCGGCTGGCGACCGTCAGCGCATTGGGTGATCCAAGCCTGACCCGGTTGAACCGCTCCGGCGAGTTTGATATCTCGTTCACCTGCAAGCCGCAGTCATTTCTAAGGGCGGGGGAGAAGAAAGCGGTTTTCACAGCGAACGGCGAGCTGTATAACCCGACCCTGTACAGCGCAAAACCCCTCATCCGCATCTATGGAACGGGCACCCTGACCATCGGTGGAGAGTCTGTCACCATCACTGCGGCTAATGAGTACACCGACCTGGACTGCGAACTGGAGGACGCCTACAAGGACAGCAGCTTGAACAACTGTAATGGGAATATACGGCTGTATGGGGACCATTTCCCTGTGATCCCCGCAGGAAAGCAGGGCGTCCAGCTCGGCTCCGGCATAACCCGCGTCGAGATCACTCCAAGGTGGTGGCAGTTGTGAGACCTCTCGCCCCCACTCAAACAAGGATAGTTGGAGGTGATCCGCTTTGAAACCCATTCTTTTCGACAAGACAGAAACGGCCTTCCAAAGCAACGGCCTGGGCCGGCTCGATCCCATCTCCTGCTATGTCACGGAAGAGCGTAACGGCCAATACGAGCTGGAGATGGTGGTCGATGTGGATGATCACCATTATCAGGACATAGAGGAAGGGCGGCTCCTCTTTGTCCGCCACGACGACACGCCTGACAAGCAGCCGTTTGAGATCTATTATATCTCCCGGCCGCTGAACGGGCAGGTGACTGTGCTGGCGCACCATATTTCCTATCGGACATCGTCCATCACGGTGATGCCCTTTGAGGCCAGCAGTATTACGGCAGCAATGGTGGCGCTGAAAACCAACTCTGTGGCTGACAATCCATTCACCCTGTCGACTACGAAGGTGGTATCAGGTCACTATGAGGTCAGTCAACCTTCCACCCTCCGCTCGCTCTTGGCCGGAGAGTCAGGCTCTCTTCTCGATGTCTACGGCACCGGCGAATATGAGTGGGATCGCTTCAACATCCGGCTGCACACAGCGCGAGGCCGCGAAACAACCGTCACTCTGCGCTATGGCAAAGACATAACGGATCTGAAGAAGACCACGGATACCTCCAGCATCTGGACCGGGGTCGTCCCGTTCTGGCTGGGAACCGATCCTGAGGACTCGGATCAACAGACCCTGGTGATACTGCCTGAGAGAGTAATCTACGCTTCCATCGCGGATGCCTACGCCTATCGTATGGTTGTCCCGCTGGACATGTCCGGTTTCTTCCAGAACGAACCGACGGTAGCCGAGCTCCGCACGGCGGCCCAGTCCTACGTCACCAATAACGAGATCACCGGCATCCCCACTTCCATCGATGTCTCTTTCGTCAACGCCGCCCAGCTGGAGGAGTACAGGGAGGTCGCTGCGCTCCAGCAGCTGCGTCTGTGCGACACCCTCTCCATCGTACACAGTAAGCTGGGGATCAGCGCCAAGGCCAAGATCGTCAAAACGGTCTTTGATGTGCTGCGCGAGCAGTACTCATCCATGACCCTTGGGGATGTGCGGCCTGACCTGGCGACAGCCCTGTCAAGCGGGTTGAAGGCCACCATTGATGATCTGAAGAAGAAGACAGCCTCTAAGTCAGATCTGGCAACGGGTCTTACCGGGCTTCGCGCCTCCCTCGAACAGGAGATGGAGGACGCCATCACCGAGCAGACGGAAAAGATCATGGGCGGCGCCGGCGGCTACATCGTCATCCATACGGATGCGAATGG